AGCGTTGAGTCGGGTAAAGTCGCTTCAAGGATTATATTTGACGCGTGTAAACGCACAAAAGATCAAGGCCCATCCTAAAGTGATTGCCTTTTATAGAAAATTACACGAATCTTTATAAATAATCATTTAAACAGAAAAGAGACAGTTATACTATATGAACTCCAACTATCAAGAAAAATATAAAACAAAACTACATAAAATTAGACATAAAATAGATAAATTGAATCAAAAGATAGAAAAATATGATCTTTGTTATCAAATGAGAGTAGAACCGATTTCAAGCGTTCAAATATACGAAGAAATCAATCCAAAAACGGGGTCAAGACACAAAAAATGGATTTATCATTGATTTATTTCTTTTGAAACTATTGGTTATGTAGAGAATAAACAAATATATTAATTATGTCTAAATAATAATCCAATGCTCCCCGAATACAATCCACATCGTTATTTTTGTATTTTAATAGTATATTATTTGTGTCATACAAGATAAATATACTAAACAAAATTAATACAAATGTAACCACGAATCTCATTTGGGATTGACTTGGTGGCAAGAAAATAAGAACAATTTGATAAATAATGATTCCCAATAGAGCAAGAAACAAAAATACACCTAACCAAGAAAGATCATAGCCATAATAAACCACCATGAAACCGATGACTAAAAAGGAAGAAAAAATCGCCAATGTGGAGCTTAATGCGGAATAGATGATTTCCTTAGAAATGTATTTTGTAACAAATCCTAAGAAAAATCCTTCCATCACACTAAACAAAATAAACAAAAAGAAACGTGTTTGAAAAGACAAACCAAAACGAGTCATGGTAATAATAAGAAAAATGGATACCAATAAAAAGAGAAATAAGAATAAGAAACTTGGACCATCTTTTGTGATATAACCAAATAAATCAGAATGATTATAAATATAAATGACAATTAAGGTTGTTACCAAAAACTGAAATAGAAGTGTGGAAAATATACATTTTAACAAGGCACTTTTTTTATGTAATAATGTTTGAAATGTTTCTAATTTATTCATTACATATAGATTAGATTTTTTCACCTTTAAAATTACATGTCTATTTCAAACATGAGAGAATCCTCATGATGATCGTTGTATGTATCCATCATTTCCCGAGTATAAGATTGGAGTTCTTGACGTTGATTGTGGTTTCGTTTTTTGCGTCTTCGTGATGAACTTGGTATAGGTGTAGTACGTGAGGATATTCGTTGTTGATATTCGTATCTCAAACGGCGAATTTGTCGTCGTAAACGACGAGAATCATCATATAAATAGGGGTTTATGATATTTTCATTTTGAATAAAATGTTCCCACGACATGGCCAATGGTGGTTCTGATCTGGAAACGTTCTCATTTTGATTTAAATAGGGGAGACAATTGTCTTTTAATTTCGTTCGACAATAAGGACAAATAGGTGCGGACAAACAATACATGCAAGAAATACATATTTTTTTTGAAAAGTTACAACACTCTAAGCAAATGATATGATCTTTTTCCTTAGGGGTTTCGTAACAAATATTACACTCATTGTATTCATCACACGTATTGTTTGATGTATCCACTACTTTCTCCATTTACATAACTCAAGGATTGTTTTTTTTGAAAAAAAAATAATGTTTCAAAAAAAATTAAGAAATTCTCTTTGATGGAATTTCCGTAGACACAATATAAATCGAGTTTTCTGTGATGACAATGTATTCTTCACATACCTTGAAGATTTTTGAAATTGGACTCGTGTATTCTTCCGACGAACGGACCAATAGTTTTTCATCGTTTTCTTTTACACCAATCAGGACAGTCGCTTCGCCATACGAATCCGCCCAATAATCAAGTAGTATGGGTTTGTCGTCACTAATCGCAATCTTAGAAGCGTGTTTTAACACACCTTCACTTGGTATTTTCATTTCTAAGGATGCCATTTTATAGAAGGACAAGACAATCCTTTAAATACTTTTATGGAAAAGTCATTTATTCCTAGTTTTATGATATCGATACTTGGATTGTTCTTTTCATGTAATTTGTTTTTTTAGTGCTTTTTTTAAGTTTTTCCTTCTTTTCTAATTCACTTTCTTCTTCGCATATAAGAGAATATTCATCCATAAACAATTGTTTTAGAAATTGATAAATATTATTGAGTTCATCATCTTCGCACTTTCCGACAATCAATACACTTCCCGTGCGAAATATCATATAGGATACTTCTCGGTTATTTTGTAGTTTAAATTTACATTGAATTCCTGGATAGCTACACGAATCCATTCCACATTTGACTTTATACTTTGTTTTCAATATATTCACCAGTTTACCTCTATTCAAATAATAATTACAATTGAAATTGGAATTCACCAATACAAGTTCTCGTTTTTCTTTCACTTCTTCAATAAGATAATCAAACTGTGGTTGAAGGGTTTTCAATAATATAGAGATTACCTCATTCAACATGATATCGCTTTGAATTCCAGGTACTTCCACCTTTCCACTATTGAATAGTTTCACATGAAATTCACGATATTTACCTTCGTACATTTTTCGAAAGATCATGACAAAACAATTATAGAATGCACTCTTTGATTTTTTTTTGGGTTTCAATACATCATTTTTACAAAACCCAATGTCTACTTTACGTACATCTTTAAAAGCAACCCTACCACTTGGGTTATTGAATTGATTCAATATCTTTATATTCACGTTTTTTTCGTATATTATCATTTTTTCAAAATGTTCCACCTCACTTGGATTCAAAAAATTAAACTTCATTTGTTTTTTCACAATCCCTTCTTGTTCTAGATCATAGGGGATGATTTTGAGTTTCCAAAACAAGTCGTTTAATTCAAACGTTGAATTTAAATAAATGATTTTCGACTTTGTTGAAATTTTTAAAGGAGAACAATCCGGTGCTTGACGAGTTTCTTGTAGATGGTCGTTCATAGGAGTTTTGTCTTGAAACATGTCATCATTTCCATTCATGAATTGACTCCATTGTGATTCAAGATCCATTGTATGTTGTAATACATATCTCTTTATATTCATAATAAAATCAATTTTTTAATGATTTAAACATCAAGACAACGTAAATAATCACGAATCATGGGTAAAAAACACTGTAAAAAATAGTTCGTATTGATTTCTTGGAAAAGTATCGCCTTCATGGTTTGAATGATTGTAGTATTCAATTTATAGGTATGATATAAATACAAGAAAAAGGAACAATATATGGTTTGAGGATCATATTGAGATTCTAATTTTCTATATTTAGATATATAGTTTTTATCTTTCAACAATTTTTCAAAAAGACAAGGGGATAAACACAACTCTTTTTTTTGAAAGTTTTGTAGTGTATTGAGTATACTACGGAGATCGTGTGTATATTGAGATTTAATATCATTAATGTATTTTTGATCGATTTGCTTGTTTTCCTTTTTCAAACAATTATGTATAAATGAATCACACCATAATGACGTTTTATTAAAATGTAATGTAAATAAAGAGTTTTGTATGGTTGAAATGACCTTATTTAAATAATTACAAATTAAAATAAAGGAAACGTTTTTTTTAGAAGAATCTTTGATGACATTGTATAAATGTTTTTGTGCTTGATTTGTAAGCGAATCCATTTCATCGAGCAATACAAATTTATGATGTTTTTCAAAGAATGTACTATTATTTGTAAATTGATGTATTTGATTTCGTATGACATCAACCCCGCGTTCATGAGATGCATTTAAATGAATATAATTCTGCGAACATTTGTGTCTTGATTGATATTCTTTCATCAAACACAAGATAGTTGTGGTTTTACCTGTTCCAGGTGGTCCATAAAATAACATATTTGGATATTTGTCTTTTACGATCATATTTTGAATTAAGGTACGATTTGTATCGTCTAATACAATATCATCCAATTGTTGCGGACGATATTTTTCAATCCAAGGTTGATTCATGTTAATTGAATATTGAAAAAGTATTTAAATTGATTTCTAAAAATTATGGAATAATGGAACAACCTAGTGTAGAAAAAAAGCCGCGTAAACCTAGAACCAAAAAAGCAGATATGTTGAAGAAAAAAGCAGAAGCGGAAAAGTTAAAAGAAAGTCAGCCTCCCAAAAAACGAGGGCGAAAACCCAAGGGAGGTAAAATCATAAAAGCAGAATTCAACATTCATCAAGAAATCATGGAACCCAAAGTAGTCATTCTTCATCTGAAATGTAAAACAGAAGATTTGAATACAAATGGTATACACGATCATTCCCAATATAATCCATATATTGTAAAAGAGATTGATCCTTATAATAAAGAAGAAGACATTACTTCTTTTTATACCATTGAACCATCTAAATCCGAAACAGATTCTCCAAATCGCATTGAAAGTCCCCCTCTTCAACAAGAATGTAATGATTCAAAAGAATATAAATTAATGAAAAAATCCATTCAGATGAAATTAAAAGAGTTAGAAAAACAATTTAATACCAATAACGTATCTAAACAAAGTGCTTGTTTTTGGTGTACGTGTGATTTTAATACCACTCCGATCCACATACCGTCGTTGTATTTTCAGGAAAAATATGACGTATATGGGTGCTTTTGTAGTCCTGAATGTGCTTGTTCCCATTTATTTCAACAAAACATTGACAATACCACGAAATATGAAAGATACCAATTGTTAAATTATATATATGGGAAAGTATATGATTATAAAAAGGAAATCAAACCCGCACCGAATCCACATTATACACTTGATAAATTTTATGGGAATTTAAATATTCAAGAATATCGTCAAATGCTATCCTATGATCGCCTGGTATTAATTATTGATAAACCATTGACCAAAATATATCCCGAATTACACGAAGACAATAATGAATTTGAAACCATTTACGACAACAAGATTTTCTTGAAAAAAACAGATAAGGTAGATAAAAATAAGATACTAAATCAAGTGTTTAGTCATTAATGAATTATATATATCATATATAATGAGAGTAAAAGAAACATGGAATTCGAATTTGTTTAAACACACCAATATCTATTTTTATTTAACTTATATAATTGTTGTTATTATCATCATTTGTTATGGTAGTTATAATTGTTTGATTAATAAAAAAGACATATTACAATACAAGTGGTTTAAACAGAATTATTTGAAAAGTTTCGATGGATGGCTTTTTAGTCATTTTATTTTATTTTTTATCATGGGTTATCTCTTTCCACATTCAATCCGTCTGAGTTTCCTTTTTTCGGTGATTTGGGAATTGTTTGAATATTTAGGGAATTGGGAATTGTTTGAACGTTTAACTTCAAAATACGGTTTGTTATATTTAAAAGATAAAGGGTGTTATCACACGTGGTGGTATGCAAAATGGGAAGACATTGCAATTAATTTGATAGGTCTTTTCATTGGACGCGCCTTAAGGTTAGGATTTGTCTTATAATCATTCATTTAAACGAATATGTACGACCCTTTCGTACATTTGAACCATGTATTTCTTTTTATTCAATACATTGTTTTCACGAATTCGTTCTAATGTTCTTATTAAAATAGGTGTTTTGATTTGTTTTGGATAATACACGGAAAATGGAAATGTCAATCCCTTAAAGCAACGCAGTTGTCCCATCGCCAGTTGATATAAGAATATTTTATATTGATAAAAATAGCTACTTGTTTTTATCAATGTAATTAAGGTATCAACGCATAAATAGTTGAAGAAATGAAGCATTTTGTTCTTTTTTCCATAGAATAGTTCTACAATATCTTCAAGAGATATCATGATAATTTTATACTCCTTAATGAGTTAAAAATGATTTCAATTTTTATCGGCGAGAACGATTATTTCTGTTCTTGTTGCGACGCGTTTTGTTTTTACAATTCTTTTTGTTAGAACAATTTTTGTTGGAACGCCATTTGTTGGAACGACTTTTGTTGGAACGCCATTTGTTGGAACGACTTTTGTTGGAACGTCTTTTGTTGGAACGTCTTTTGTTGGAACGTCTTTTGTTGCCACCTTTGTACGCATCTGCTAGAGGAGTACCAAAAGGCTCAGTCGTGGTTCCACCTGTCACCTCCTCGCCTACATCTTTCACATCTGTCATCAAGTTGTCAACGGTGTCTTCTGCTCCTTTCAATAATTCAGGAGTCATTATAAATATACATGATATTTTTTATTTTCTATAAATTTTATTTTAGAATATAAATCCACAGAAAAACTGCTTAATTTATAAGGTTTCCATTTTTTTACGCTTGGAATATAAATACACACTAATGTTTTTGGTTTATGGATCTCTTCTAAATAATCTTCATCATCACTATATTCAATGTCTAAGTATGAAACTTTTTTTTTGGAAAAAAGATCTTTCAACCATATGCTTGTTTTTACATCATTCACAAACGCATTGTCATAAAATAGGAATTCGTCGTTTTTTGTACTATAAAGTTCATAGATATTTCTCTTAATATTATACGGATTCACCTTAAACGTGGCACAATATTCTTTCAAAAAGATTTGATAATGAGATGATTTCATGATACTATGCACACCATATGGCACGCAAGAGGCTTGTAACAAAAGATTTTTATCTGTAGTCATAATCGGTAATTTTAATTGTAAAAAATAACCACGACTCAATGGTTGAATATAGTTTTCCAACATGTGCTTTAATTCATACATATGATCTTCTAGTTTGTGTTTTTCGTATTTTTTTCCCATTTTATAAATGACTTTTTGTAAACACAATTCATTTTTTGATTTACAACACCAAATCATTGTACCGCAACCGTTGGTAAGTTCTGGTTTGAAACACAAATAATGAAAGTAACAACGCTGAATGTTTTTTCGTTTACTGTCATATTCCATGACAATACTGTACATTTGTTTATTGTATTTTAAAAACCACAACAACATTTTTTTACCACTCGGCCAAAAGATATGTACGTTTGTGTTATCATTATTTTGTTTTTGATAATGATAACACATATCTTGTTCTTTGATAGATGGAACTTGTTTCAATAATTCTGGAAAAAGAGTGCTATAATTCATAATATAGTTTATTGATTTATTTCTTTAAGTTGTTCTAGGCTTTGAGTTAGTTCTTGTATCGTATTATCCATTTGACCGTCTTCTTTTTGTTTGATGGTTTCAAAACATTCAAATAAATCTACATTGAAAAAGTACAATATAAAATGAAGAAAAATAAGTGCTATAATAATGAAAAAAATGTATTTAAAGTTCATATAATGGTAGATTATACTTTTTTGTGAAAAAATGAACTCAATATTTCCATGGCATCATACAATGGTATGGATGTAATAAAATAATCTCGACTAAATACATCATTATCTATTTCATGTACCCATGTGATTTGTTCATGAATATCGCTTTTATATCTTTTTCGTTGCACATAATAATGCTTAAAAGGTATACTTGTAATAATTTTATTTTTGTCCATAACATCTTCTTTTTCTTGTACTAAGAAATCGATTCCGTTATAGGAATAGGACAACGCGTCAGAGCCTAATGTGTTTTCGTAAAAATGATATTTATATTTTTTATAAATACCATTTGTACTAAATATATAGTCATCATAACTTGTATCATGATCCATATCACGAATGTCCGTGTTTATGGGGAAATTTCCGTAGAGTATCATTACTTTACTTTGAGAAATGTATTTAAATAAAAATAACACATATAATCTAATTTATGTATAACGTATTGATCGTTAAAGCAAATGGTGATATCTTGGAGAAGACTTTGAAAAAAAACGATGAAACGGAATTGCACAAGATATGTGGTTACAAGAACAACAATGGATTTGGTAAAGTGCACTCTTATCATATAAATGACGCAAACTATTGTGTTTATGGAAAATCAAATGGGCGGGCAAATAGCGAAAATAAATATGAATGGCCACCTCCAATTGATAATTGTCTATATTTTGGAACCATGTGTATTGTTAAAATAGAAGACGAAATATGGAATCCTATTTCTTCCAAAGAATGGCAAACTTGTTATGAATCTTTATACGGAGGATTTGAAGATTTGGGTGACGACGAAACCCGATCCGAAGATAGTGAAATCTATAGCGATGAAGATTATACCAAAGAGGGATACTTAAAAGACGATTTCGTGGTAGAAGATGATGAAGAATTATGTGAAGAAGAGTACGAAGGCGATGAATAAATAAAATAAAATTGATTTTAAAGATAACACCTTTTTATGTGTATATCATGGAAATTAAATCCGTAGAAAATCCAACTTTGTTTCGGAATAAAATCAAAAAACACATTCGCAAAATCATTTCAAACCCATTAATCGTGATCAATATTGAAAAAAGCATCTATAATTATACAATTCAAACATCAGACAAGGACAAAATTGTAAAAAAATGGGAGAACCCGTATTTTGTTCTTATTTATGTAAATAAATTGAAAACCATTTTATTTAATTTAAAAAATCCTATTATTTTGAATAAACTACAAACAAAAGTATTCAAGCCAAAAGATATAGCATTTCTTAGTCATATGGAGATGTTACCTGAAAAATGGGATATCAAACTGAAAGAAAAGGAACTACGATTAGAAAATAAGTTTTTCCCTAAAATCGAAGCGAGTACGGATAATTTTACGTGTGGAAAATGTAAATCTACCGCTTGTACTTATTATCAACTTCAAACAAGGTCAGCGGATGAACCTATGACCACATTTGTCACGTGTACCAATTGTGGTCAGCGTTGGAAATGTTAATAAATAAAATATAAAGATATTTATTCATCCATATATAAAATGGATGATTCTTCTGGATTTAAACATCAAGATTGGAATGAAGTTGTATTGAAAAAACCGATTTCTGTGGAAACAAAAAAACATTCAAGTAATAACCATAAAACAAAAGCACAACAACAATTAGAAGATAATGACATTGTTGCTCCACCAAAAATGAGTCAAGAATTAAAACTCGCCATTCAAAAAGGACGATTGATGAAAAAGATCTCACAAAAACAATTGGCCACAAACATGAATACCACCGTTCAATTAATTAGTCAATATGAAAATGGTAAAGTAGTACCATCCAATGCAATTATTGCAAAGTTGGAAAAACAATTGGGAGTTAAATTACCGAGACCTAAAAAAAAAACATAGTAGACAACATATAAACACATTATGTAAATAAATATATTCATTTACATCATGTACCTTTCTTTTTATTGGATTCGTATTACATTAATATCTTTCATCATTGCGAGTGTAGGCTCCTTTGTTTTATATGTGTGGTGTAAGTTATACAATAGAAAAGAAGAAGAAATGGAAGAAGACATATTTGAAATCCTATAATTATACTGCTATCATGCTCTCAATATTTTCAAATGAAGCATTTACTTTTTGATTTGCATTGTAATAATAGACTTCTACATTTTCAAATCCAAACCAATTGTATTTGAATTCGCTGTGATGATTCAACATTACGAAATATTTGACGCATTTAATTGTTTTTCTATCTTCTTTGTAAAATGTTTCTTTTTGAAATTGAGAAATGTTGTGCGGACCAATTGAAAAGAAAAGGAGTGTCCTTAAAAAGGGTTTCATTAATGTAGTATGTACGTTCCAACTTATTTTATAACAAATCACCATTTTTGGTGTAAGAGTACCTTAATAAAACAACATACTTTTATTTCAATTTTAACGTTCAATAATTTCTAAATCTTCAAGACGCCAATATTCTTTTTTTCCGTTGGGCATGGGTCGCATGACAATAAACGGTAATTTCTTTTCGATGAGTTCCTTTTCCGCAATAATATGATTATCTATAATTTTATGTTGAAGACGCACAAATGGTCTTGCACCTTCATTCAATTGAGAAATTCGCAATCCAAGTACACGCGCTCGCTCGTATTTGGTTAGAAAAGGATAACTACTATGATCACTATCTTCTATTAAATTGGGAATCGAATGAGTATCATCTATATTATGTTGTTTTTTGAGAATCGTAGAAGCATTCATTTTATCTATTTGATCGTGTACTTCTTCCGGATGAATCATTTGAATGTATTTCATCTTAAACTCATCATCAATGCGATTATCCATATCTACATCTTCATAATCGTAATCGTTTTCTTCTTCTTCTTCTTCTTCTTCTTCTTCTTCTGAATCATTAGTTATTAAACTTTCGTTATCCATTACTTGTTCTATATCATCTTCTTCGACCCCTTCAACTTCACCATCAACTTCGTCTTCTTCTTGCTCTTCATCTTGTTCTTCATCTTGCGTTAACAAGAGATCGTCTTCTTCTTCTTCTTCTTCTTCTACAATTTCGTCATTTTCATTTTCACTGTTGTAATTATTTTCATCTTCTTCTTGATCGGACATGGATATAATATATAAAAAAGAACTATATTTTTAATTCAATTTTTATATTCTAATAAAGTCTGTACTACGAATTCCAATGGAAATCACAATGACAACACAAATATGTGTATTTCATATCTTCGTCATCGTATCTTAAATAGACCACGTCTTGAGGTATGTCTTGACCTTCTTCTTTATTACACTTACATTGTGGATTCGGGCATTTTATATTTGTCATATGTGGTAGAGTAGGATCATATTTTGTGTATTCATTAATGTGTATATTTTTTTGTTTTGTTTCTTTGGAAAACTTATAGACCTTCAAATTTGTAGTTTGAATAGAAGCATCGCTTTCGTGACCGCAATACTTACACATATACATCAATTTATTTTGATCGTTTACCTTCATATAATACATGTTATCGCATTTTTCGCAAAAATTCATTTCAATATATACTAAAATATGTATATATTTAAATTCAATTTTATCCTCTTGATTCTATTGATAAAAATAATTCAAATAGTCGACCATAATCAATGGTTGCGTTTTGATTATAAATAGATAATTGTATTCTACGTAAGCTATTGTCTTTTGTCATTTCGAGTCGTTCTTTTAAACGAGTCTTATATGAATTCAAATACTCTTTTGTGGTAGCTAATAAGGATTCATTTTGTATGGGAATCAACGAACTATTATCCATATAACGAATAATATTTTGTTCCATATTTTTAAACGTGATAATTTGATTGTATTTTCGGATACACGTATAATGATGGTCCACGCTTACACCTGGTTCATTCAATAATGGATTTTCATTCATGGTCATTTGCAACGTAATCAAAATCGATCGTATACTCTGACACGCGCTCCAAGGTTCTCCGTTCCAAGTGTTCAAAATAGATAAACATACTTTTCCATTACGATAGAAATTTGGATTGTATCGTGTAACTCCATCATTGGATTTAAAAATCACTTTTGGAGGCTTATATGGATAGTCTTCGTTAAATTCAAAGAGAAACATATAACATCCTCCTTCATAGGGAGTTTTTTCTGGACCAATGATCAACGCATATCCCTTTAATATATTATCTTCATCTGGAAAATAGTGAATATTTTCAATTGGATCTTTTTGTATATCACTTAGATCCAATATGATTCGTTTGAAACACGGTTTCATTCTTAACAAAGGATACAGATATCTTTTTAAATAACTCTAAAAAAATTGATTTGAAAAAACAAAAACATTCATACAATATATAGAATGAGTTTGGACCAATCTTTAAAAAGGTATGTTACAAACAATAAAAATGATACAACTCACACCAAAATAGGTAGTACCGAATTAAATGTGTTCGGAAACAAATATCATATTTTACAAGAAAATGAAACAAAATTTTACGAAGACTACAAAAGACACGTTTTTGAAAAAAAAGAAGACGCTTACCTTACGGAAAAACAATTAGAGAACGGAAAAATCGCCATAGATCTAGATTTCAGATACGATAGTAACATACAAACAAAACAACACACTCAAGACCATATAGCCGACTTTATTGAACTTTTGTCCACACAAATGAACTCCCTGTTTTTAAATATAGAAGGCCAAACCATTCGGTTTCACGTGTTTGAAAAGCCAAATGTAAATAAATGCGAAAATAAAACAAAAGATGGAATTCATATTATTATCAATATTTTATGTGATTTTGCCACAAAAATGGTTTTGCGAGATTTATTAATTCAAGATATTGAAGATGTTTGGGGAGATTTACCGATTACAAACACGTGGAGTGATGTCATTGACGAAGGGGTCATGAAAGGGTTCGTCAACTGGCAATTGTATGGTTCAAAAAAACCA